CCAGGTTGAGAGGTAAAAGAGTGAGAATGTACCAGTACGATTACCGTACTGAAAGTGGTGAACTCTTTGCTTGTTGTGCGCCTACCTTAGAGGCGTGTAGAGAAAGACGGGATAAATGGCTTAGTTCACGACAATAAGCCGATTGTCGTGTATAACGATTGAAGATATTTCGTTATCTTTGGTTGTGGTAGTACCTTTGGGGTACTATCGCGGGGTGTAGCAGTGGTAGCTTTTCACTTTGACTTGGTGAAGGTCGGTTGTTCGATTCAGCCCCCCGCAACTATTGAGTATTAATTTAAATTTGACACGATTATGAACATTCTTACATTAAGCATCAAACAGAAGTATTTCGATGAAATCTTGGCAGGCAAGAAAACCCACGAATACCGTGAAATCAGACCAACTAACGCTAAGAAGTATATCACTTACCTATGTGGCGGTAAAGAATATCCGGCTGATGCAGAACTGCCTGAAGAAGGTGAGGTAGAATTGAAGCCTATCAAGTACGATGCAATCAAGCTTCTGACAGGTGCATATACAGGTAAACGTCCTTATATTATCGTTGAAGTGAAAGCAGCAGAAGCTGTTATTCTCACAGATGAAAACGGTAATGATATTGTTTACGAACATCAAGGCGAAGAATATCTTGCTGCACAAATGAATTATACTTTGGGCAAGATATTAGAAAAACATATAGATTGATTTGTTTAACTTTTAAAATTAGAAAGCAGAGTCGCAAGAAGAATTAACAGAGTAGCCGGGCCTCGCAGAAATATGAATGGTGCAGGGGCAGGTGGTAGATTGGTTGCCAATCGTAGAGGTACAGCAAGTGCCACACAGTTAGGATCACGCAGACAGCGTTACAGTGATCTTCGTACTTCATTTGGTTTAAGTGGTGGCTAGCTATGAACAAAGTAGAACAAGCGAGTCAATATATAGACCTCATTCGGGTAAAATCGAATGAGGCTTTACTGTTTTTATCACTTGGTAAAGATTCGCTTGTTCTGCTTGATTTAGTCTATCCGAAGTTTGACCGGATTGTTTGCGTGTTCATGTATTTCGTTAAGAATTTGGAACATATTAACCGTTGGATAAACTGGACTAAAGCCAAATATCCGAAAATAGAGTTTGTTCAAGTACCACATTGGAATCTCACTTATATTCTCCGTGGCGGTATGTATTGTGTGCCAAATCAGAAAGTAAAGCTGTTGAAGTTGGCAGATGTGGTAAAGGCTATGCAACTTACTCATGGAGTTTATTATACATTCTTGGGCATGAAAAAAGCTGACGGTATGAATCGTAGACTTATGTTGAAAGGGTATGAGGTAAACGGCTACGAGAATAACGGTATGGTTTATCCTTTAGCTGATTGGACACAAAAGGATATTCTTGCTTATATGAGGCAGCATAATTTACCCGAACCAGTTCGGTATTCATTGAAAGCCAGTTCGGGAGTAGGCTTCAATTTTGATTGTATGCTTTGGATGGAGAAGAACTATCCACAGGACTTACAGAGAATTTACAAAACTTTCCCGATGGCTGAAAGAGTACTTTGGGAGTATCATAATCAACAAAAGTAATATGTATGGAACTAAGTAAATATATCAAGAGTGAATCGGTAGAACTTAACCGTTCTGCCATTCGTTTTGCAGACTACAATCCGAGAAAACTTTCCGATGAATCACGCAAAGCATTAAAGCGTGGTATCAAGAAATTCGGATTGGTAGGTGGAATAGTTGTGAATAAGCGTACGGGGCTTACAGTCGTCAGTGGGCACCAGCGTTTGTCTGTCATGGACGAATTACAAAAGTTTCCCGATAACGACTATCGCATTCGTGTCGATGTCATTGACGTGGACGAACAGCAGGAAAAGGAGTTGAATATTCTAATGAACAACCCTAATGCACAAGGTTCTTGGGATTTTGACGCTCTTGCCCGTATTGTTCCTGATATTGACTGGAAAGATGCAGGATTGACGGATGCCGACTTGAATATGATTGGGGTTGATTTTCTTTTGCAGACCGAAGAAGAAAGCTCCATTGCTGACGAACTGGAAAGCATGATGTCGCCTGTAACAGAACAAAAAGAAGCCGATAAAGCCGCCAAACAGTTGGAACGTGCTGAAAAGGTAGCCCACATGAAAGAGGTCAAGCATCAGGTGAAAGAAAACGCACAGAAGCAAGCTGAGAACATGGATGCCTATGTGATGTTGTCCTTCGATACCTATGAAGCTAAAGCCGCTTTCTGCGAAAGGTTCGGGTATGAACCAGATATGAAGTTTATAAAGGGAGAAGTTTTTGATGAACAAGTAGAAAGAATAGATTAATTATTGGGAGGAAAGCTGAGTTAGAAAGAAAACATATAGCCAGTTATATCAGCAGTCCAGACGAATAATGTACAACGCTGGAAGACAATACGGGTTAGGTTCTGCAAGACAAAGAAACATAAGGGATAGAACGAAATCCATAATGGGAAGATATGCTGAGAAAATAGATAGCTATTTCTCAAAAAGAGGAGTTGATGTCTATGGAAACAAGCCAATTTCTCGCCGTGTCTATATGGGTAACAATAACGGTTAAAATTATGATTGGCGATTTTATACTTTGGATAAGGAATGTTCTAAAGCAAAACCTGTTTTGTGTTCATCATTATGTTTGGAAAGGTAGTGTGATGTTCTCTGAGTTCAGGTATGAACAATGTGAGAAATGTGGAAAATTAAAGAAGTAATATGAGCAATAGTGAATCTCAAAATAGAAAAGGTAAAGGAGGAAGAAAGCCTAAGTTTGATTATACAAGCGAGGAATTTCTTTCTCTCGTGGAATCGTATGCCAAAAAGGGATTCACTGACAAGGAAATTGCTTATGCCATAGGGATTTTGCCTCAAACATTCTGCGAAAAGAAAAGTGAGTACACCGAAATATCCGAAGTCTTAGCGCGTGGGCGCGCGACAATCAATGCCACTGTAAGGGCTAAATTCCTTGCAATGGCTCTCGGTGGCATAAAAACCAAAAGCACCGTGGTAAGAAAGCTCCGTGATTCAGAAGGGAATTTGACGGGCGAAGATGAATTACAAGTAAGCGAAAGCGAGTTGGCTCCTAATTTGCAAGCAATGTCCGTTTGGCTGTACCACCATGATGAAGATTGGAGAAAGATTGAGCGCAAACAAGATGAAGACGCTGATATTCCAACAGACATAGAGCATGGCATTAACATTGATTCTTGGATTAAAGACAAGCTGAAATGATAGTACCTCAAGAAATTTACCATCCATTATACGAGGATAAGGAAAAATTTATAATTCTTATTACCGGTGGGCGTGGTTCGGGAAAGTCTTTCAATGCTTCTACCTTTATTGAGCGGTTGACTTTTGAAATGACTCCCGTAGAGAAAATAGTTCATCAGATTCTTTACACCCGTTACACGATGGTTTCTGCCGGTATGTCTATCATCCCCGAAATGATGGAGAAGATAGATTTGGACGGTACCACGAAATATTTCAAGACCACAAAGACGGACATAGTCAATAAGATGACTAAGAGCCGTATCATGTTTCGGGGTATCAAGACTTCTTCCGGAAACCAGACAGCAAAACTGAAATCCATTCAAGGCATTACGACTTTTGTCTGCGATGAAGCGGAAGAGTGGACAAGCGAAGATGAGTTCGACAAGATAATGCTCTCCATTCGCAAGAAGGGTATTCAGAACCGGATTATCATTATAATGAACCCATGTGATTCCAATCACTTCATCTACAAGAAATACATTGAGAAAACTCACAAGCTGGTAGAGATTGACGGTGTGCAGGTTCAGATTTCCACTCATCCGAATGTGCTCCATATCCATACTACGTATTTTGATAACTTGGATAACCTTTCTCCTGAGTTCCTGAAAGAGGTGGAAGATATGAAGGTGAGTAATCCTGAAAAGTATGCTCATGTGGTTATCGGCCGGTGGGCTGACGTTGCAGAAGGTGCTGTGTTCAAGAAGTGGGGAATTGTTGACGAGTTCCCGGCTTGGGCAAAGAAAATTGCTTTCGGGCAAGACTTCGGTTATACGCATGACCCGTCTGCTTCCATTCGTTGTGGTATCGTTGATAACGCCCTTTACTTGGATGAAGTGGATTACCGTACTGGATTGCTTTCTTCTGACATCATCAAGACTCTTCGCCCGTGGGGATTGAAAGTCATTGCTGACAGCGCAGACCCACGTTTGATTCAAGAGATACACAACGGAGGAATCAAGATATATGCCGTAGAGAAAGGTGCAGGCTCTATCAATGCCGGAATTGACAAAATGAAAGATATGGAGATTTATATAACCAAACGCTCGTACAACTTGCAAAGCGAGTTCAGAAAGTATGTTTGGGCAAAGGATAAGGACGGGAACTATATCAACGAACCGGAAGACCATGACAATCACGGAATAGATGCTGTACGTTACTATGTATTGGGTGAGCTTCTTGGTAAGATTCAGAAGCCGAAAGATTTAACAGGAATATTCACACATTAAAAATATAAACTATGCCATTGAATTTAGAAGAAATATTAGCATTGCCTGACATCGGGCAGAAGATAAACTACCTGAAGAAAGGTAGGAAGACTGAACTTCCCGACCGTTGCAAACTTTGGGATGATTGGAATCCGGAACGACATGAAATCATGGTTGACAAAAAGAAATATCCGGACAGAAAGGTTCTTGAAAAAGAAGCAGAGAAGCACTTCGATGAAAAAACGGGTAAGACTTATGAAATCGAAGCAAAGTATAAGACTGAACCGGTGAACCGTATCTCCATTCCATTGGAACAGGATATCGTGAACATCCAAACTGCTTTCACGGTCGGCACAGAACCGTCTATGGATTGCATTCCGACTGATGATGATGAAAAGAAGCTGCTGGATGCGGTAAAGGCTGTATTTAAATCCAACAAAATCAAATACCAAAACAAGAAGATTGTCCGTGCCTGGCTCTCCGAACAAGAAGCGGCAGAATATTGGTATGTTACCGATGATGATTCGTTTTGGGCAAAGTTTTGGAAGAAAGTTAAGACTACGTTCGGTGGCAAGGTCAAGCCCACCAAGAAACTGAAAAGCGTGTTATGGTCTCCATTCAGAGGTGATAAGCTATACCCGTTCTTTAACGACGAAGGTAAAATGATTGCTTTCTCACGTGAGTATAAAAAGAAGCTCATGGATGATTCGGAGGTCACCTGCTTTATGACTATCACGGACAAAATGGTTTATCAATGGGATTTGTCTAAAGGGTATGAAGAAAGAACTCCTTTTACTCATGGATTCCCAAAACTACCGGTTCTCTATGCTTATCGTCCTGAACCTTATTGCAAGAAGATAAAGACTTTTCGGGTCCGGTTGGAGAAACTATTATCCAATTATGCTGATTGTATAGACTACCATTTCTTCCCACTATTGAAGCTAATTGGTGATGTAGAGGGTTTCATGGGTAAGGTTAAGGATAGAATGGTCAAACTTACAGGTGAAGGTGCGGATGCCCAGTATCTGACGTGGAACCAAGTTCCGGATACGGTACGTTTTGAAGCAGAAACACTCACTAATATGGCTTATGATATGTCAAACACTCCAAGAATATCCTTTGAGACGTTGAAGGGGGTAGGCAAAGCATCAGGAACCGCTTTCCGCTTTATGTTCATGGGTGCACATATGGCGGTAGAAAATCACGGTGAGGTTATCGGTGAGTTCTTGCAGCGGAGAGTAAATTTCATTGTTTCCGCTTTAGGCTCTATCAATCCAACCGAGTTTAGCAAGGCATCGCAGACCATTGACATAGAAACAGAACTGGTTCCATATATGATTGATGATTTGAATGATAAGGTGACCACTGCCGTTTCCGCTGTCAGTGGTGGCATCTGGTCAACGCGTGAGGGAATCATGTTTGCCGGAAATGCTGATAGGGTAGAAGAGGAACTTGCAGAAATCAAAGAGGAACAAGCAGCAAAGAATGAGCAAATCGGAGATAAGGGAAAGAAAAACGCCTCTTAGTTAGAAAAATTACGGGACTTATAGTTTTAGTATAAGAAAAATAGTTAGCGGTGGCTTCAAAGAGTTGCCGCTATTTTTTTGCTCTTTTAAATTATAAATATTAGAATATAATTTTGAATTATAGAATTATATATGTATTTTTGCCACATGATAATTGAGTAACCAATGAGAATATTTACCGAACAAGCATTAAAAGAATATGCAGAGAACCATCCCGATTCAAAGGTCGCTTTGCAAGAATGGACTACCATTGTGAAAAGAAGCAAGTGGACCTGTTTTGCCGATATTAAGAAAACGTTTAATAGCGTTGATAATGTAGGTAATCAACACTATGTTTTCAATATCAAAGGCAACAACTATCGTTTGGTAGTAGTGATTAAATTCACTATTCAGTTTGTGTATATTCGCTTTATTGGTACTCATAAAGAATATGATAGAATAGATTGCGCTAATATTTAGGATTATGACAAAGATAGAAAATCAAGCCCAATATGAATGGGCGGTGAAAAGAGTAGAGGAACTTCTTCCATTAGTGAAAGATGATACTCCTTTGAATGACCCAAATAGCATAGAATTGGAGCTTCTTTCTAATTTGGTTGCTGATTATTCCGAAGAACATTTTGCATTGGGAGAACCAACACTTGTGGATGTTCTTAAACTTCGTATGTACGAAATGGGGCTTAATCAAAAATCACTTGCAAAGTTGGTTGGTGTCAGCCCATCACGATTAAGTGATTATATATCTGGTAAATGTGAACCAACCTTGAAAGTTGCTCGTGAGATAAGCCGGAAGCTAAATATTGATGCAAATATAGTGTTGGGAGTATAAGTATAAGTTTTTGTCGTGATATATTTTAGGCGTGATTCATTCGGTTTCACGCCTTTTTTTATACCATTTTACGACAATCGTTTTATTGTCGTGTATCACCTATCTGATTATTTCTCACCCTCTTTATAAATAGCGAAATTTACCGTAGAAATTTATAAATCAAATTCATACGGTATGACAATCTTAGAACAAATCTTAGCAGGGCTACAACAGAAATTCGCTGGGGTGGACACTGCTATCTTAACCCGAATCGCTACTAAAAAGGCAGAGGGTGTAACGGACGAGACA